TTGACCACTTAGGTTTGGACATTGTTACTTTCCTGCTATAGGCTGCAGGCGCCATGCTTTCGGCATTATTGATCGCGCGAATCTCGTTCGATGCTTTGCGAGCAATGCCTGAATTATTATTATAGCTACCGCGCAATGAAGCTTCAGTAAGTTTCAGAGCGCGGTCAATCTTATTTTCAAGTTTGGAAATAGAGCGTAGATTTTTAGATTTCGTCATTGTGTCGTGGATAAATGTTTTGGTAGAAGATTTATCAAGTGGTGGTGATGTTATAGATCTGAGTTGTCCTTGTAGACCAACAAGTATAGCCGCGATGGAGCGTTTGAGTCCGCGTCCAAGGTTATCCTTATAAAATTGGTAGTCCGCCTCTGGTAGGTCTCCTCCCTCCGCGTACGCCTCGTCATGCAGTTTGCATGTTGAATCAAACTCATCAACAGCTTCCACATGCGATACAACGCTAGGTTGATACCTGCCAGCAGACCAACCAGGCCCACAGTAATTCCCATAGTATCTATATGACATTAATTAGATGATAAGAGTGTTCTGCAGTCTTATCATCTGGGACGTTGTAAGTGATACCGTAGTTGTCAAAATACTCTTCCATTGCAACCTGCTCATCTGGGGTTATACCCCAGGCGCAGAACACCTCATCACGTGATCTTGCAACAATGTCCCTATTAATGCTTTTCAACCCGGCCGCTAAGAACCGGGTTCCACACAACATCCTGTTATCGTTGTGTAGATTACCACCATTGTTTCCTCCACTCCTCAAGTATGCATTATAAAATGATTGCATTATGGGTATGCCGCTGCAAATCGCAAGACCACACTCGCCAACAGCATACAACCATTTCTTGAAGAATTTTTCATTGGGGATTGGTAAGGTGCACAAACTGTCTTTCATCAACGCAGTCTTTATATTCCTCACCATCGTATAACACTCCCCATTCCAGATTGGTCTCATTTGACAAAATTCAATTTTATTGATATCGTATACTGATTCTTCTATTGTCATTTTGAAACCCATCTCCCAAAACCATTCACTCAATCCCTCCTTGAACTGAGCTTCATCCCGCTTTTCCATAAACACTACACAATCGTCACCATTGTTAACGAGTTTCGTTTTCACACCTCTGCTAACAGAGTACGCATAAACTAGCCCGCACATTATGATGCAATTGCCCAAAGCAGTATTCATATCTCCGCTAAATCTCTTCCCATTAACTTCGAATTTAAGATAACCATTGTAGCATTGTGCAGTTCCCTTGTTAAAGACTTGACTCTTCAACAGCCGTTTTAGCTTCCTGTCACCAGAAAACATTCTATAGTATATCGAGTGCTCCCACTCCAGCACACTTTGCGATACATGAGCGTCAAATTTTGACGCATCAAGTCCTATAGCGACGGGTTCTGCAAAACTGTTCATCTTCCCAACTATAATGTTGGCCACCTGATTGGAATTGTATCCTTTCATCACAGTAGGAC